AGAAGCTAGAGCAAAGGCTAGCGTCTTTATCTGGGTCTGTAGGTATTGTAAAGGTAGGTGCTGATTCTAAGGTTGAACTTAAAGAAAAGAGAGACAGAGCTGAAGATGCTATATACGCAACTAAAGCCGCTTTGAAAGAAGGCATAGTAGCAGGTGGCGGAATAGCACTGTTAAACGCATCTCAAAAAATTCAACCCGACGGGGTAGGGGAGGAGATCCTCATGGAAGCTATTAAAGCTCCGTATATGACGATACTGGATAACGCTGGGCTTACAGTACATATAGACCTAAAAGAGGGTGAGGGTATGAACGTTGTCACGGGTAAGTTTGCTGACATGGTTGAAGCTGGTATAGTAGATCCTGTGCTAGTAACTAAGTCTGCATTAAAGAATGCTGTGTCAGTGGTGTCAACCATTATATCAGCAGATTGTGTAATCTCAAACGCACGGGCAGATGAAAGCAATAAATGATTACATAGTAGTAGACGTAGAGAAAGTAGGTCCTAAGAAGATAGGTGGCCTTATTCTCACAGAAGAGCTAGACGAAACTAATAGGTATATAAAAGCTACGATTATCTCTACAGGTAATCTAGTGGAAGGCCTAAAAGATAAAGACATTATATATTACGACAAACATGCTGGACATGGTATAACTTGGGCAAATACAATGTACCATGTAATCCGAGCAAGAGATGTAGTTCTAGTGGAGTAAGTACTTCGCTAAACGTGTGATATATATATTAGACCTAAACCAAGAGCCAGAAACCTTAAACGGTAAATCAATAAACAATTAATAATTTAAAAAAAAAGAAATTATGGGAGAAACTTTCGTATTATTCAAAAACACAGCGGAGGCAGCTACAGCTTTTCCGTTATCAAAAACAACTTGGCACGCTCTTAACGACGCTATAATTTGCACATCTTTAGAAGGAGCCAATAAGCAAGCTGTATCTGTAGCTTGTACAGACGCAACATCCGCTCTTAGACTAAAAGAGATTTTAGATCTTTTAGGTAGAGCTAGCGTTAAGTCTGGCGGGTGTATTGTAATCACAGATGACACTAACACTTCTGCGAATATAGTTGCGGGATTAGGTGACACTACTATTACAGCTGCTGACGTAGCTTAATCTTAAATGCGATTAACAGCGCAGGATCTGCGTGATATGAATATCCTTAAGTACTACAGGCTCACAAGAAAGTGGGCCTGTAAGACTTATGGGTTAACAGATGCCGATCTAGAGTTATTGATATACCTAGATCATAAGGGTAGATTTACCCGAAACGAATTTATCGACGGTGCTTACACATATTCTTGGGATAAGAAAAGGTGGGAGAAACTGCGATCAGCTGGATGGATAGAGGTCTGGAGACATAGGAATAGAACTAGTATAAAGTTCTCTGTGTACAAGACTTCTTTCAAATGCTCACAGCTAGTCACTAGGATATACCGTATCCTATTAGGCGAAGAGGATCTACCGACCTCAGAGCGGAGTATATTTTTTAATAACAAGTCATATACAGATAAGGTCTACAATAAGTCCATAGATGATATGATACGAGATACAGATAGATAATGGGCTTTAAACTAGGTAAAGAAACTAGACGTATTAGAGACTCTAAAGATACACCCATATTTAGGAAAACCCTAGATAAAGGTATACTTGGTGAGGCTAATATGGATGGTAGTATTTTCATAGATAAAAGCGTCAAACCTGGTAGCGCGCAAGAGCAAAAAGTTATAAACCACGAGGGTTTACACGCGAAAGAAATGAAGTCAGGTAAGATTGAGTACGGCGATGATTTTGTGAGGGACGGTAAGAAAACTTACCACAGGAAAGACGGTAAGATTAAATACAACGGCAAGTGGCACGAGGAAGGGAGTAACGTATTCCCATGGGAGAAACGCGCTAAAAAAGCAGAGAAATGAACATACTAGGTAAATTATTCTCTAGCGGAGCAACTGAGCTTGTTAAAGGGATTGGCGGGGTATTGGATAACTTGGTAACATCTAAGGATGAAAAGCTAGACGCAGAGCTAAAGATAAAAGAATTAATCTCGAGGTACGAGATTGAGATGGAGAGCAATATAACAGCTCGATGGGAGGCGGACGCAAAAACAGATTCATGGCTTGCTAAGAACGTCCGGCCGTTGGTGTTGATATTCCTGATAACGTGTACCATGCTGCTAATATTTATAGACGCCGGTGTGATAGACTTCGATGTCAAAGCCTCTTGGGTTGACTTACTACAACTAGTACTAATAACTGTGATTGGAGCCTACTTCGGAGGACGATCACTAGAAAAGATAAAAAAATAAAATTATGGCTCAGAATATAAATCAAATAGACGTAGGTCAAGGCGGTGGTGCTTATTTAGATGACGTTGACGCTTATGTAGCACCAACAGGAAAAGTAATAGTAGCTATTAATGTAGTAGTTGCTGACACTAGCTTCACGACGCTAACACCTACGAACGACACGGGCAGTAACACCTACCATATAGGAACAACCGTAACAGCCGCGGCCACTGGTAACGGAGTAAACGCTGAAGCTATAATTGAAGCCGATAACTTCCCAATTGGTTGGATATACGGTAGATGGTCTGCCGTAACACTAGATGATGGCGCAGCATTCTTATACTTCGCGAACGAGTAAGAAAACAATAAACAATTTAATTTAATACAATATAATTATGGGTAAAAAGAAAAACAAGGTCGTAGACCTAAAGCCAGAGAAGATCTCTGAAGAGCAATTAAAAGAGTTGCAACAAGTGGTTTCGGCTATTAATAAGTTGCAGTTCGATATTGGAGCTATGGAGGCGCAGAAGCATAACGCTCTACACGCTATGTTCCAAGGCAACGATAAGTTAAACGAAATGCAAGGCAGACTCGCTGAGCAGTACGGTACCAACGATATTAATATCCAAGACGGTACAGTGAACTACAAAGAAGATGAGCCATCTGATTCGTAAGATCACGATAGGTAAAGACTACAAAAATGACTCCATGCACTACGCCGTAGGGCAAGAGGTGTATGGAGGTCATACCATTTGTGATATACTAGAAGAGAAAGATAAATACTCTATATATATCAAGAAAGGTAAAACAGTTATACCTTGGAAAGATTTTAATAAGAATATGGCCATATCTGTTGAGTATAACCTAGAGTACTAATGCAGTCCGTTTACAACTACGTTGTAGAGCCGCTAGGAGAGAGGTATAACAACAGTAAGAAGGTTGGAGATAAAGAACTCATACTAAACACTGAGATCTATAATCACCAACACGTAAATAGAGAGGCTAAGGTTCTATCTGCACCTAAAATAGGTGGTTCAGAAATACTCGCTGGGGATACAGTCACCCTACACCACAACGTCTTCAGAAGATGGCATGATGTAAAGGGTAGAGAAAGGAACAGTAGGTCTTTCCTTGAAGAAGGTAAATATCTAGTAACGCAAGACCAGATATACCTATACAAGCGAGATGGAGACTGGACATGTCCTAAAGGATACTGCTTTGTGCAACCTATTAAGGACAAAAGCCAGTTAAGCGTTGAAACTGAAAAACCTCTAGTTGGAGTTGTAAAATACTCCGACGACAACACAAGTGTAGGTGACTTAGTTGGTTTTGATCCAGTAAGTACTTTTGAGTTTGTGGTGGACGGTAAAAGGATGTATAGGGCGTTATCTAAATTTATTACAATTAAATATGAATATCAAGGAGACGAAGAGGAATATAATCCAAGCTGGGCAGATAGCCGTTGAAGAGTTAATCAAGGTAGCTAAAGAAGCTATTGTTGATTCAGGTGATGATATCACCGCTGACAGACTCAAGAATGCTGCTGCTACAAAAAAGCTTGCTATCTTCGACGCCTTTGAGATATTAAGTAGAATCCAAGAAGAAGACAATCTTTTAGAAGGCCGAGAGCCTGAAGACAAGGGAGGTAAAGTTTTTAAGGGTTTTGCTGAAGGAAGATCTAAGTAATGTACGAGCAGACGTTATTAAAAATAATAGAGCCTATAAAGAAAACCACTCTAACCAGGTTAAATAGAGGTAAGAAGTGGAAGTATGGTTACGATAAGGATCACGATCTAGTGGTATTATCCAAGACTGGGGTTATAGGTGAGATATATGATATACAGGGCTTTAAAATTGCTCTACCTAAACCCACTAATGTTTTCAAGCACGAGAGCAATAAGTGGAAGAAGGTGGATCAACCCAAAGAGCTTAGCCGCATAAAAACTATATTCGACTGGAGAAGTTACCCAGACGAGCAAAAAGAAAAGTGGCATGAGTATATAGACGAAGAGTTCAGGCGTAGGGATGAAGGGTTTTGGTTTACAAATAATGGTAAACCCACCTACATAACCGGGAGTCACTATATGTACTTGCAATGGAGTAAGATTGATGTTGGTGCGCCAGACTTCAGAGAGGCCAATCGACTGTTCTTTATATTTTGGGAGGCTTGTAAAGCCGATAAAAGATGCTATGGAATGTGCTACCTTAAGAACCGCCGTTCAGGATTTTCTTTTATGAGTTCAGCTGAAACAGTTAACTTAGCCACTATATCGAGTGATAGTAGATACGGGATACTCTCTAAGTCTGGTGCCGATGCAAAGAAGATGTT